AAGAGGCCAGAGCGCTGGGGGACCCTTGTACAACATCAGTCCCCCAGTTCGAGAATTTCTCGTCTGAACCACGCTAATTAAATCTGTGACTCCTAAAAACCCGGCACGCCGGTAAAATTCAGAATCATAGAAAATACGGCGTAGCCAGTTCACGCTATAAGCGCACCCACACGGCCACAGTGTGGTAGCATTTAACGTCTGCTAGACGGTCTGTGTTATTTTAGCTCCCAGACGGAGGGCCGGCTGGCTCACACACCAATCTTGGTGGGCCAACCCAGAAAAAGGTGGAGAAATCCTCTCCACCAGCTACAAATAAATCCATACGTGAAAATCCATCGCTACTACCAGTATATTGCATACGTGCACCATTCTGGTACTCGCTAGCATCATCCATAGCTCTTTTGCGATTGGGATTGAATCGATACCGCGTGTGAAATGGAACTTCATACTCTATCCCAGACACATTATTTGTTATTGCAAGTGCACCACCTGAATGCATGCTTGGTCCTGCGGTTGATTGGAGGTACACAATCTCCTTGGCAATTGCAAGGGGGTCTATCGTGGACACAAACTGTCTAGTATCCCAATCATAAAAATTCAAAGGTGCATCAACACGTTCCACATGATAAACACCGGACCTATTAGTTGCTGTGGTGCGATTAACCGCCTTGTATCTAATAGAGCCACGCCACGCAACATAGGGCATACGCACCCAATGTAAAAATATGGTGTTAACATAATCGTAACCACCATCTGGACCAGTAAAATTGTTACCACGCAGAAAAGGAAACGCGGGATGAACTAAATCCATGACAGAACTACCGGAACCGGTGCTATGCGCTATAGGTACCGCACGCCAAAGATTAAACCGCTTAGCTAGTTGCCTAAACGACTTCACAGATTCACCAACATAAACGCTAGTCAAACGGTCTGAACTATCGCCTGTCATGCCAACATGGTCAAAATTAGACTGGAAAGGTGCTGATGGTTCCTCAGTCTCTTGGGATTCAGGCACTGTCTCCAAACCTGATTGAGGTAAAAAGTGAAATGGTGCAATATTATTTGTGGGTACGAAAACCTCAAAATCATCACCCATCGACACGAACACGTTGACTTCAATATTAGCATCAGTCGTTAAGTTTGGTGTGGTCAATTCATTGACAACATACACTTGGATTGTACCATTACCTTGATTAGGAGCGATAATCGGCCCGAAACCATGGACATTAGATTCAAGTTGAGCACAAGGTGAATTATAAGTAAGCAAGTCATGGGCTTGATTATTGGTCACGGTTATAGTGAAATCTTGCGTGTCAGCAATATCAACAATCTCAGAATACATTGTGTTGTACTCTGATCCTAACGTACCTGTGGGATCATAAGCTATACGAATTCTACCCTTGTGAAAAGTAGACGCAACAATCTGGAACCTAAACTTCATGGAACCAGTCCAAAATTTGAATGGTAGTACAGCATAGCAACACGCAGGCAACACATAATTTGTGGGAGGACCAGGTACGGTACGAAACTGAGCAGGGGTGACAATAGCATTCCACAACATGGTCTCTGTTGGGGTGCCAATATCCCACGAAAATGTGGTCAGATATGACTCACGCTTAGCAATCTCCACAATAGCCATTTCGTCAACATTGGATAAACCTACAGTTGTGGGATCAATAGTAAGCTCCTGTTTGTCATCCATGGTCAGCTTTTGTGATCCATCGGGTGTAGTAACAGTCGCTAAACTAGAGACCGGAGTAGATTTAAATGGTGTTGGAGCTACCGTAAGTGGTGGCTTGGAATACCCAAACGCTTTGGCAACTGCCGCTAGTGTACTAGCGCCTAGCTGTGTAGCCTTAGCGTATTTACCAATACCAGGAACATTATTCAACTTTCCTGCAGCTTCAGCCACGGCAGATGCTGGACCGGAAACCATTCCTTTAATGTTAGCTTGGTCAATTTCACTACCACTTTGTGGTGAGATAGCACCAGGTTCCACATTCGTCAAACCGCTCAACTGTACATCTTCTGCCCATACGAACACGGATATGTTGCTCACATCATCTGCTCCATTTGCATGGCGCAGAGCATTTAGGGTGCGAACGGTAAGAACTCCCATATCTTGCCAATCCTGAGCTGGAATATCCATGTAGGACTTGGGAAAGAAGAAAGGCAAAATAAATTCACCCCCTGTCGATGTCGTTGGATCCAAAAATATATGTGGACGTTGGCTCTCTATCACCGCATCCTGTTGGATAAGACCAGATGTCAAGAAATCTTGGAAAGTGTGCAAAGGTAAATAAGACACTAAGGCTCGACCATAATGAAACCCATTACCATTTATCACAAATTTCACATGGAGCTTGGCACGCAATAACTTGAAGTTTGCAATACGGTTAATCACGCGAGGATTCTGGAAGTATAGTTCCCAAGGATTGAATTCTTCAAAAAGCGTAGTGCCAGTTCCCCACTTAAAGTCCTTAACTTTGAGCGGTCTACAAAAGAAACTGTTAAGATCGGCATCATCTGTATCTCTCAATGTATGGATATCATCACTACCACTCCCTATGTCAAGGATGTGGTGATCCATTTGATCGCGAAACCTTATGTTATGCTCTTTGTGATCAGTTGGTGCTGAATATGTACTCAGCGCCCGCACAGTTCCAGATTGAGGTGTGAAATTGTAACCACTACAACATCTAGGAATACTACTATAATTTGTAGCTCTTTCCGCTATTCTTTGGTCACGCAATGTAGCCAGCACAGTTGCACCATGCACGATAGTTTCATCATGATGCACTGTCTGGCTGGATCCATCACTACCTTCAGAGACATTGATATCTTCAAAATACATTTCTGTTGTACCAATATCGTCCTGGAATAGGGAAGATTGGGCTATGGCATCCACCATACCCAATTGTGTAGGATTTAGAGTCTCCTCAGACTTGGTTTGTGTTTGTTTTTCTTTTAAACAATTTCCAAAGAATTTATTTACAAGGTCACCACTTATCTTTATCGTGGGCCAGGTCGTATTTACGTTGGTTGACCAAACCTCCCCTAAATAGGGGTATCAGACGAGGCTGACGTCGCTATGTGCAAAGCCTAATATATACATATGAAATACGAAATATGCAAACACTGGTATCCATATACACACGTCCTTTTTGCTGCCATCAGAAGGATAACTGGGAGTCAGTTTCAAGACTTGACTGGGTCGGATGAAAGGGTAGACGCACTAAATGCCACATCCCAATACCACCAGCTTCATCCACTAGTTCATAACCATGTGGGGTCAGTAGTACACCTAATATAGGTATAGCTGGTTTAATAGTATTTAATGCTCGCACTTGTCGTCTCAATTGCATGCGTCCCTTCCGCCGCATGTTTTGGCAGTAAGAATTCTTGACTTCCACTATCAAATAATGTGGTACTGTTTGTATTGGTTTAACAAACAGAATATCAACTTCACCAAAATCCTGATGCAGAAACACAGCGTTCACGCACAATATAGTCATATCTATTTCAGAAAATGCCTTCATGTACAAATCGTCTACTGGTTCAACACCAGCCTGGCATTCAAACTCCTCTTGAATGCCACCATCAGGTTCACGCACAACACCTTCCACATATCTAAGCTTCCAATCTTCTAGGCGATCTTGATAAGTGGAATGCAGTCCAACACACATGTGCGATAATTCCGCACGTGCTGCAACTTCCAGCATCTGTTTGCGGCGTGTTTCATACACATCTGGTCCATGATTGAACCACTCACGAAGAGCGTTATCTATGTTTAAAGCACACGCCTCTGATGGCGTCAACTCGCATTTCTTTGGTCGTAAATAACAATGTAGAGATTTAAATATCGACTTTTCTGAGAGGGCGCCAATGTTACAATCAATATCTTTATGATATACATTGGACCGTTTCAGGAACTCAAAATCCTTGATATCCAAATATGGCAACAATTGGCTCTCCTTATCTGGCATAGTGTACTCTTGTCCATACTTTGCCAAGAATTCGGAGAAGCCTTTTATGTTAAACAAGGGATACTTAGAACTAACAGTCCCAACATTATCGTCTCCATATGTCATCATGTGGGCAGCTTCCCGAAATGATAATTTATGAGAATACTGTGAATAAAAGTAGGTCCTTAAATTCAAGGAGCCACAAATACCGTTAATGATAACTGTCAAAGAATTACCTGATATATGAGTACCTGATTGTAAACCTATTAAATCACCATTTACTGCGATCAAAGAATATACAATGTCTCCACTCATAGCCTTCATGACCTTAATATCATCGTCTGAATAATCACACTCTGAAGCTAAATCACATAATATACGCAATGCTGCTAAAATCAATTGAGCCGGTAACTTTTGATCATACTTACCATAGTCTCCCGCAAATATACGCTTATCGCCAAACTTCATAACGTGTTTATAAAATTCATCCCA